TGGTACGGCTCGACTTGGATTGCGACGCGCCCTTGGCCGCTAGCTGTTGCCATTTCTCTTCTCCAGAATCTCGATTGCTGTGTGAACGTCTTCAGCTGTTTCGAATTCGCTCCGAGACTGACCTGTCGCGATGGCCAGTTCCCAGAGCAACCGATTTAAACTTCCGACGCTGTAGCTTTTGGGCTGGAGTCACCGACTTGAATGTCTGAGACTCCTTCTGCCCATGCTTCGAATGGCTTGACCGGCTTGCCAGCTGCTTCGCGCTTCATCGCGTGATACGACAAGAAGAGAAGATCTGCGACTCCGATCTTGTCTTGCGCTTGGCTGATGGTGCTGCCTGTCTTCTGCTCCCACTTCATCCACTCCGGTGGAGCGGCTGTGTAGGTAGCTTCTTCGCCATTTGAATATTGAATTGTGATTGGTAGTTTCATTTCATGCTCCCGATTCTGTTTAGGTTAGAAAGTTTCTGACGGTGTTCCCACTACTGTGAATGATAGCGATACAGTCTGCGCGCTTGGTGCAGCACCGCCGACGCTTGGAAATACCGGCATGACGTTGAATGCAAAGACCGCTCCTGTTGCAGCTGTAAGAGAAGCCGCGAGAGTTGTATTTGGTGCAGTCTCGCACGCTGTCCAGAGAGCTTCGCAAAGTGACGAAGCTGCGCCCCAGTCTGCAAGCATTTCGACATCAAAAGTCCACTGATCATCTATGTGACGGTAGGCTTTTCCATCAAGTGTTTGATATACGTCAATGGTTGGTGAGTTGGTGAGTGTTGCTGAAGTTGCTTGTGCGTCGTAGCTTACAGTCGCGATCGTCAATATCAGATCGCGTCCGGTGATGACGGTCGTGGCCATTTTTGGTGCTCCTTAGTTTGTTTGAGTGTATCGAGTAGAGACTTCGATTTCGGCTGCCAAGATTTCAGATCCCGAAGCGAGAAGCTGCGGAGTCGGATTCGAGATATTGCCGATTTCGTATCCAGCCGGCAAAGCGGCCAGAATGCTGATGATTAGACGCTCGATGTTGTCGAGCGAAGCTGCGTTGGAATATGAAGCGACGCCCACGGCGATCATAAGATTGACCTTGGTGCGCACGGCTGTCTTTGTAAATACTTCGATTTCAAGATATGGATTCATCGGGAGCACCGCTGCGAATGGTACGATTGGCGACTCTGGAATCGAGTCGTACACGTTAGCCGTGATTGATGCGAGCTGAGTCTTTAATACTCCACGGACATCGACGGCGATGGATGACGCTGGCACTATTGCACCATAGTCTCGACGTCGAGATATGGCTGAAGCAAAGATGAGACGCGATTCATGAGACTGCGACCCATGCGATACGGCGTGCCGGTAAAGTCCACGCCTTCAATCTGGCCGCCGGCAGCTGTGCGACTCTGGAAAATTTCAATTGATACGGCGTACATCGCGCTCTCGATTGCCGGAGTCGCTGCGTATAAAGTCGCTGCGCCATATCCGGAAAGAGTAGCTGTGCCGTTAGGAATGATTGGACGGCGAGTGACATCTGCATTGGTCAAAGCTGCCGTAAAGTAAAAGTCTGAGACTTTGACGACTGTGTGAGTCGCTGAAAATGGTGCTGGAAGTCCGGCCACGATAACCGATTGACCGATGACGAAATTGTGTGGCCGTGATGTGTAGAAGTATGCGACGTTATCTTTGAGCTCATAAGCATCGACCGAGACTTGATTTTGGACGAGAAGCGGCAGAATGACATTCTCTGCCGAGTCAATTATCTGGTCGAGATAAGCATCACTGTAGAGAGAAGAGCTCACACCAAGGACGGATCGCAGCTGCGTGGCTGTGATAATTGATGGCATGAGCTCTTCCCTTTCTACTGCTCGACCGCCTTCGGGAGCGACGACGGTCGATGATTGGTTTTACTTATTGTTGCGGAATGCTCCACCAGCAAGCTTGACGGCGCAAGCTCCGAATGAATAAACACCGACGGAGATTGATCCGTCTGCTGTTGATTCTGCGCGGAGTTGGTATGAAGTTCCTTCGTACCATGTATAAGCCTCTGGATTTACGATGATGAGTGATCCATCATCTGATCCGGCTGGAGCTGAGAAGTCAGCATATAGATCTAGACCGGCGATGTTGCCGCGAAGAGATGTTGGTGAGACGTTACCAGCTGCGTTCATTGGTTGAGCCGCGTTGTAGATTGGACGTCCAGCGTCGTTTAGTGACATCGCGTTCGCCCATTGTGAAGCTCCCATGACGATGTTAGTTGCGAAGCGTTGTGTGTTTGTATAGACGGAAGCAGCTCCGCGAGATACATATTGAAGAAGCTCTGAAGCTGTTGGAAGAGCTGCAAGTGTTGTCGCATCCACTGTCGCATTGGTTACGAGAATGTTATTGACATAAGCATTCTGCGCCTTAGCCATGGCAGCTACCATATTTCGGAGCAGCTCGTCATAGAAAAGTGGGCTAGTGCGTGTCAAAAGCTCCACGCTGAAATTTTGCTGGCCAGCGAATTTTTGAATCGAGACCGGAATGAACTCTGACTCCATATTTGTATCAGAGAATGCATCGCCTTCTGCTTCGACTGCAACTGTTGGCACCACTGTGATCTTTGGAATCTCGAAAGTCATGCCGGCATCTGGAAGAGTACCGCGTGAGATTGCATCGATTGACGGACGGATTGTGTTTGATAATCCGTTCACAACTTCAGCAAGCTGGCGTGTAGGTACGAGACCAGCTGAATCGGTTGTGTTGTTATCGGCTGCGAGAATGTACTGACGAGCATTTTCTGATCCGAGTGCAGCTTGCACCTTGTTTTCAAGATACTTCGCAGCTGTGAATTCAAGGCGTGGCTTTGATGTGAATCCGCCGGATGGTTTTGAGTTGGCTGTAACTGACTGAGCGGCTTCTACCGTCTCCACGGCTGAAGCGTCTGTGACGGTGTTTTCCACTTCGTCTCCTTCTGTTGGTATTGCATCCGGCTCCACGGTGGAGTCAGAATCTTCTTCTGTGGCTTCTTCTTCGCCCTCTGTAGCTGCGACGTCTGAGACTCTCGCAGATCGCACGGCCGGCTCTGTGACAAGTGCGACGCCTGTGAGCTCGCCCATGAGCACGCGCATCGTGCCGTCTTTTTCCATGACATATTCGTCCACTGCTAATTCGATGGAGAATCCGTCGCGGAGTCCATCCATAGCTTCAGCGATTGCATCTGATCCGGCTGTCGTGTTTGAAATTTTGAAACTTGCGTCGATTGAATTCTCATTGAGAGTCATATCGAGAGTCTTGCCAATTGGTCGAGTGCGATCGTGTTCGAGATTGAGCTTGACTGGTGATGGCTTGATTGATCCTTTTGCGAAGACGACTTTGCCGGTTGAAGCATTGGCTGGCTCTTCGAATGCAACGATGCGGCCGCTGATGATTCGAGTTTCCGAATCCGCAGCTGTAATCGTCATTGGTGTAGTTAGCTTCATAGCAGCATATCCTCTTCTTCTCTTATTTCTTCAACGCTCATCGCGCCGATTCTGTTGAGTATTTCGTACACTTGCGCGCGTTCGTGTGGATTGCCACGCAAGAAGTCATCAAGATCGAATCTCACTTCGTTTCCGAGTGATGTGAAATCTTGGAATGATAGACGCTGCTCGATTATGCTCATGTAATTTCTAAATGCGAAGTCCACGAGATCGCGCCTTTTGTCTAAGGCGTTGGAGTAGGTGAAGCTCGATTGCTGTGAGTCTGTGAAATATGCCGGAATTCCGCAAGCGCGTGAAAGCTCTAAGCTAACGTAGTTACGGCCTTCATTGAGCTGAATTGATTTTGGATCGAAGCCCATTGTCTCCATTGATACATCTGCATTGAGATAGACGACGGATTTCTTGCGACGTGATGCGAATGCTGAAAGTAATTTTGATACGCGATCGGCTGGCAAAGATGTGCCATTGGATTTGAGAATCATTTGTGGAATTGGATCTATTGCAAAATCCATCGCCGCTTTTTCAAGTGCGGCAGCTGCGCGGATTGTGCGACCAGCGCGAGAGAGTAATCCTTCATCGTTTCCGGCAAAGACGACAAGATCATTCGGATCGATATATGCGCCATCAACGGAATAGAAGCTCACTTCGAATCCCATGCCGTTAGTTGTAATCGTTACGCGCTCCGGCGCAATTCTTTCCATCGCGCGAATTTTTCCTGTATCTGCATATCTTTCCATGACGCGAGCGAATGCGTACGGATGGAAGAAGAGATCCGAAATCATCCAGCTCCAGAATACAGATCCGGGAATCCGTGGATCCGGTTGATTGATGACGCGCGGCTGTGCAACTTTTTCGCCGCTGGCTGTGTTGCGAGTTTCCATTGGAAGAGAAGCAATTGTCTGCATTACTGAAAGCGAGCGCGCAATTGTTGGAATGCTCATCGCTTCGGCGCGAGTGGCTTGCGTAAATCCTGAGAAGAAGATTGAAGATGTTTCGGAATAATACGGAGCGACGCTTGCAGCTTCGACGTCGCTGGAGTTTTGTGGCGCGTTGGTTTTTACCGGTGCGAATCTATCGAATAATCCCATGCGTGAATTCTAAGTCACGCGGTACACCTAGCCGACCATGATGTCAAGATCCGTCTCTGGTCGTGTCGCGAAGTGTGTGACCAGTGCAGCTCCTACAGCTGCGCAGACAGTAGCTTGCGAAGCTCTGCGACCGATGACCCATCCGCCGTCTCCATAATTCAATCGCGTCGCTGATAGAATCTGCTTGGATAATTCTGCCTGATTTCGGTGCACGAATCTCTTTGACGTCACACTGCCGAGAAGCTCGTCGCAGCTCTGTGAATACTCACTGCCATCAATGGCCACGATTCGGATTCCGGCTGGCTGGAGTCTTGCGGCCACAGCTGACGAAGTTCTCTTTGAATATGCCACGCACTCCGTTGGATACATGCGAGTGTATGGCGCGATGTCATTGGCCACAGCTAGATCGTCAAGATTGATTGGATTCTGCCAAGTGTGCAAAAGCTTGACGAAGAATTTGTCATCACCAATCTTTTGAGCTGCGACCAGAGCTGCGGCACGTCTATCCGGTGCGCAGTCGATTGCCATCCATGTCTGCTTCTCCGGATCCAGATCGATTGTCTCATCCGAGCACTCATTCCATTCTTGACTTGGTATCGCGCTGCTAATTGTGGCGACCCATCGGCAAAGCACTTCAGTGCGCACGACGTCCGGTGGATCATTCATCACAGCTTTGAGATTGTCGATGTGGATTGTGTGGCCGAGTGCTGGATTAGCTGATCGCCATCCTTCCACGTTAGAGATGTCATCTGTGTGCGATGACCATTCTGCGTAAAGAATGTCATCTGCTCCGCCGGCAGCTGCGACAAGTCCGCGCTCGCGTAGCGAATTCAGCACGACAGAATGTTGGTCGCCAGCATTTGAATACGTCCAGAGCTGTGGAGCTTCAGCTGCCATCATGGTGTATCGAAGCGATGCCCATGTGGATTCGTCTTTGAGCTCACGCGTTTCATCGATGTGCACCATCTCCGGCTTTGAAATACCACGCGCCGCCGATGCTCCAGCTTTGACCATGTATCGGCCTCCGCCATGTTCGGGCAAAAGTTCAATCTCTTCTGATCCATGAGCCCATCGAATGCGCTTGACTTTCTTTGCAAGCTCGTCATTCTCTTCGATGATGTTCACTAGATCTCGAAATGTTTCCAGCGATGTTGTCAGTCGATGCGCCGTGCCGATTTGTAGCTTCTTTTTATAGAGAAAGAGTCCGGCCAAGATTTGCGCTTTCATCAGCGTAGTCTTTCCATTTTGCCTTGACACCACCGCGCAGACCAGTGGATGAGCTGGCCTATTGTCTGGCTTATATTTTCCGGCTTCGATTGTCAGCCATTTCTGCCAGTCGAGCATCTTGATCCCGATGGAATCTGCGAAATCGATGACTTCTTGGCCGCGAGTCGGTAAATCGAGAAGCTTTGAGTGGATTCTAGGCGTAGATATGCCATAAACCGTCTCTGTAGTTCTCTCTTCAACCTGTTGCAGCCGATCTGAGCCTACTACGACCAGCGGCGGTCGTTTCGAGTCGTCTGGAGTCCTAGTCATGGCTTTTCGAGTCGTTTGGTGGTGAAAGAAGACCGCGGGAGAGAGTGGCGGTGGAATCACGTCCTAAAAAATTCGAAGCCTTCGCGCGTTGAGCGAGAATGAATTCATCTGGCATCTTGTCTTGACGTGAGAAGTTGCATCTCTTACACGCTGCGACAAGGTTGTCCGGCTCATCTGTGCCACCTCTTGCCACTGGAATGACATGATCGCACGTCGTTGCATCAGCTCCGCACCAATAGCATTCATAGCCATCACGTTGAAGTATGCGCAGTCGTATCTTCTTCCAGTGTGTTGAGTTGGACTTGCGCTGGCTGTGCATTGTCATGGCCTAATGGTATCCATTCGCTTTGAAGAATTCCCACGCTTTGCATGGAGTGGAGTATCGTCCTGCGATATAGCGAAGCGTCCAGTCGATCTGACGGTATCCATCAAGCTCTCTGTATTTTGTATTTCGCATCTGGCCAATTCCGAAATGTGAGCCGTTTCGTGCACTTGGATTCCAGTGTCGATTCTCTCTATCTATCAGAGCTATGAAGCATCGAGTCTCTGACCAGCTGATGATCCTTGAATGTGCATAGAGCTTATAGTGATCGGCGTCTGTCTTTGTGCCTACAGCTTGCGCACTTGGTATCGTCGTTTGTAATGCAACGCCTATCAATAGGCATAAGAGTGGCCTTAGCTGCATTCGCGCTTGCGAGCTATCCGCCTCAGCGGCTCGCTTTACGCGATGACAGCGTACCGGATAAGTCAAGCGCATAGCAATTCTGTGGATAACTTGAACGGGATTCCGGCGTGTCGGATATAGGTTATCCACAGGCTGTTGATAACTATTCATTTGCTTCCGCCCCATCCTTTGCCCTTGAAGATTGCCGGAGTAGCTGACCAGATTCGTTTCATTGGAATCATGCAGCTCTCGCAATATGGATCGCGACTGAGTTGATCCGTGATTGGTCGAGAGATTGTCATTCGAGAATCACACATCTCACATCTGAAGTCATAGTCCGCCATCACTGTGCATCCGCTCTACTGACCACACCAATCACGCCACATCCAAGACATTGGACGCAGAGATGGTCATCGCCAAGATTGAATTCAGTCAAGACGCCATGATTCTGTATCTTCTTTTCTATTCGGCATTCATAGCGCAGCTGCTCCATAAGAGCTCCTAACTAAATTTTCCATTGGTTGCAGATCGCGCATATTGACCCACCATGAGTCTTGAGTCGCCTTCTTAAAGCGTGGACGCTTGGCCATGGCGACCGGAATCCATCCGATGATATGAAACTCTGGAGACTTGCCAGTGACCAGCACTGCCACATCTGTGATCCTGTCATTCGGATAGATAATGAGATGAAATCCGTTCTCTGTATGCTTGACTTCGAATTTGTCTCCCACATCAGCTTGAGTCTTCATCGTGTCTTTGAATGGATTGAATTCATAGCCGAGATAGTTGGCCACGATCCATTCTGCTTCTGTAGCTTGCGCGAGCTCTGTGACTCTTTCGTGGAAGTTCAAGCCTCTGTTATAGCGTGGCTCTGATCCCATGATCTGTTCTTCTGTGGCGCATAGTCTGGCCAGAGCTGCAACGTGGCAGAGCTGCTGCATCTTCTGAGTCGATTTGTACTTCATCGAATCACTCCGCACTTGACGCACTCTTTCCATTGATGGTCGGACTTGTCCGTGATGTAAATCCAGACGTGCTTGAAGAAGCATCTCACTTGGCACACTCCCGACAGAAGAAGAGAATGTCTTGCTGGTCAATCCGCTCCATGACGCCTTCGCTCTTAGGTGTTGGCTTTGAGCAACTGTCGCAGTAATCCCACTCACCGATTCCGAATGCTTCGACCGCGCCCATGCTAGATCTGTGGTTTCCATGAGCCACCGCTTGTCATGACGTACCAGAGCGGATCACATTGAGAAGCTTTTGACTTCTCTGTGCAGCTGAAATTTGCCCATCCTTTGCCCGTCTTAGAGCTAACGCCTTCACGCCAGACGCGAGTGCCGTGCTGGCAACGCGGAGCTTCTGCCAACACTTCAGCCCCAATCTTGTCCGTGATTGCTTCAATTGCTGATCCGATATTCGGCATTCCAATGTCTTTTGAGATTGCCCATGGATCAACGTCAATCACCGGAGTCGAGTGCTCCACCTGTTCCATATTCTGACGAGTCGGACGTGCATTCGATACGCCTTCCGGCAAGTTAATAGCACCAAGTACAAGATTTAAGCTGCGTCCAATTGCAGAGCTGACCGTATCTTCCACGTACCATTTTTTCATTTGAGTATTGAAAGTCGAGACGTGCCCGAATGCGTAATCGATGCCAGCTGCCAGCGTATCTTCGTGCTCACGATAGACGCGAGCTTCTACGAGTATGTAGCCTTCTTTTGCAGAGAAGTCGATGATTGATGTCTCGATGCGTCCGGTTGGATGAGTCTTCTGGAATCTAGTGATGCGAGCTGCGATGTCTTCATATCCGTCTAAGAAGCTCATCGTGCTGACTCCTTGCTTGCGATGTGGCGTGATACTGCACGGCCGCGCAAGTAGCCTTCACGCTGGCCATCTTTGAGTCCGATGGAGTAGCCAATTATTAAGGCCAATCCCATGAGAAGAATGATGCAGATCCACATCTGCACGAATTCGAATGTTGTCATTTTACTGCTCCCGAATCTGAGAGCTGCACTTCAGCTCCCTGCAAGAAGCGTGACGGATGAAGCTGGCTTCGTCAAGAATCGCGCTCGACTTTCGGCGTGTCTTCTGGCGATTTTGGCTTGTCTTTGAGTCCATTCGATGCCAAGACTGAGCCAAGAGCTCCAGTCAAGAATATGGTGAGCGTTGAAAGAAGCTCGATAAATGCTCTGTCATTCGGAGCTTGATCTCCCAGTGGCTGAGTGACGAAGATCAGCGCGTACAGCATTCCGAAGACTGAGAAGCAGAATGTGGCAGCTAAAACGACTCCGATGAATACGATGAGCCGAGCTTTAAGCTGCTCATTTGTGTAGCGGCGTGACGATTTCACTTGGATCATATCCGAAGATGTCCGTCGTACATATACCGGTTGCTTTACACTGCGGCGGATTGCACTCTGGAGCTTTCCAGTTTTCAAAGAGTTGGCAGTCATATCGAGTCCATCCTTGGTAAGCGCACGACGACAGCGAAAGGACTAGCCCCATTCCAATCGCCGCCGCCAGTGCTTTCGGAATCACTTTCCCTTTGAGATCCCGAATGATGCGTCTGATGGATTCAAGAAGCGGAGAATGACCGGCAGTACAGCTGCGAGACCAGCCATGCCAATCGTCTTCGGATCTGTCACTCCGGCCATGTAGACGGCCAGTGATGCGGCTAAGAATGAGCGAAGCCACGATGCTGCGATTGCTTGGATTTGTTTCATTTCTTTTTGTTACCTTTCTTGGGAGCTTCATTTGGAATCTCCACAGCTGG